AGGGGCAACTCCAAGTTCCCAACGTGCCGGGCATGGCCGGTGGCGTGATCTTGCCGCCCGGCGGCCTGGGCGGCGGCCATTGCCGCGGCGTCGTCGTCGCCGGCTCCGGATTGCAACAAAGCATCGTTGCGGCCGGCATCGGACCGCCGTCGGGCACGGCGACGTTCCCAGGCAGCCCGGTCGACTCGGTGGCCGGGTTTTTGCCCAACTTCGTGAACCTGTTTCTCCAACTCCTGCTCAACGACGGGTGGGCCATCGTGAGCTACACCTACCCCGAGGCGGCGGCCCCGATGTTCGGCTACCCGCTCAACGGGAAGGGCGGCAACGGTTCGTCGAACACCCCGGCACCAAGCCAGGCCCTGTGGCGGGACATCAGCACCGACACCGGGTTCGGGAAACGGTACCTGACCACCACCACGCAGATGTACAAGCACGTCGTCGACTTCTGCAACGGACTGCTCAACCCGGTGGTCGGCGGGGTCGTCAACTACGCCAAGCCGGTACCCATCGTGCCCTGGGGCTTCTCATGGGGCGGTTATCACGCCCTCCAGTTCGCGGCCCAGATGTGGCAGTACATCGTGGGCTACGCCGCCCACTGCCCGGCCACGGTGCTGTCGTGGACCGGCTCCGTCAACAACGACTGGGTCTACAACCCGTCATTCAACGGAACGAACACCAGCGGGCTCGACCTCCACCAGCACTCGCTCGATGACCTCGGCACCAGTTGGCTCACTGGCGACCTGATCCCGGGCATGGCCACCTACGGGACGTCCGACGACGCCGTCGGGTGGGGCATCCCGGGCGAAGGAACCGCGCCGCTCGAGACCTACGGATCCCACCCCTTCTCGAACCTGGACCTGATGATCGTCAACGCCCTGGCGGCCGGCCAACCCATCATGCGGAACCAGACCAACGACAACCACGTCTACACCTGGTCCGACGCCGGCAGTTTCTACACGACCACCGGCCCGACGGCCCTGTCCTCGTTCACCGGCACGCAGACCCTGCCGGTCTACAACGACACCGGAGAGAACATGCCCAACCAGATGGTCAGCGGCCAGACGGCCGTCCTGGGCAGTGACGGGGTGTGGCATGAGTTCACCTTCGGCGGCACCAGCGGCGGGGTCGAGTTCACCGACGTCACCGTGCTCAGCCCTGGCTCGGCCACCATCAGCCTGGGAGCGCCGGTGTGCGGCACCGGCAACGGGCTGGCGGGCGGCAACCCGTTCAGCGAGTTCTACTGGTTCAGCACCAACATGGACCCCATCTGCCCGAAGCAGTACTAACCGCCACCGCAGCGGGCACACGGTCTACACTCAGCCCCGTGGCAGTCCGAGGAGACACGGTCGAGCACGAACCGATGACACTTACCGCCAGCGCGGGTCCCGAGGAGCCGACTCCGCTGGTGGGCTCGGCCTACCCGGCTGAACTGCTCGACGACGAGTCAGAGGAGTAACTGCATGCGCCGCACCCTTTACGACCCTGAACTCGACCGCATGGCGTCCATCGCCTACGACCTGCGGGCCGAGATGGCGCTCACCTTCCTGCCCGCCACCATCGCCGCCAACATGCTCGACCAGGTCATCACCACCGGTCTGTTCATGTCCGTCCACTCGGCCACCCCGGGCAACACCGGAGCCAGTGAACTGGCAGCGGGCACGGCCTACACCGCGGTCAGCGGCGGTCGTCCCCCGATTGATTGGGGTTCGATTGCCTCGGGTGTGGTGGACTCCAACGACGTCCAGATCTTCGCCCTGTTGGTCACCCAGGCGGGCGGTATCCCGTACTGGGGCCTGTGGACGGCCAATGTCGGCGGCTCTTGGGTGTTCGGTGGCCCGACCACCGGGTTGACCGGCTCCATCCCTTCCGGGGCCAATGTGGTGTTCACCGACAGCGTCGTCCTCACGCAGGCCGGCTGATGGCGAACGATTCCACGGCCCGTCCCGTCCCGGCCTCCGGCATTGCCGGGATATCCGGTGTGGCCCACGGCACGGTGGTCATGCCCGAGGAGGTTGCTCGACTGGCGGCTGAGGCCGAAGCGGAGGACTCCGACGACGGGGTGAGCTGATATGGCGGTCATCCAGCCGGACACGGCTGACGGCCCCTCCTTTCCGTGCATGGTGGTGCAGGACGGGGTGGACGAGTGGGCGCTGATGGCGTCCGCTCACGGCACCGGGGTGGTGACCGGGTGCCAGGTGACCCCAGGGGTGGGCATGTCGGTGAACGTGGCTGCCGGCGTGGTGTTGATCCAGGGCCAGGTGTACCTGTTCGCCGGCGTGTCGAACCTGGCCGTGGGGGCTGCCAATAGCGGAGACCGCCGGGACTGCGTGGTGTTGCGGATGGCCGGTGGCGTGGTGAGTGCCGTGGAGGTGCCCGGAACCCCGAGTACCTACACGCTGGGCAACTGGACCACCGCGGTGGATCCCGGCGTGTATCAGGCCCCGCTGAAGCCCTTCGTGAACTGGATCTCGGCCAACAACTCCCCCGGCTTCGTGAACGTGTCGACCGACTGTCCGCTCCAAGAGGTGGTGGTCGGATCCACGAACGGGCCGAACACGACGACGAGTATCAGTTCCACGACCCCGACCGGCACCCCTGCCGGCAACCTGGTGGACAAGCGCCCCGTGGTGGCCAACTTCGTGCCGTGGATCCGCCACAACGTGTGGCAGGACGCAACCGAGCGGGGTGGTTCGACCGCGGCCACCGCTGTCGCCGATGGACAGATCAACGGGACCACCAAGACAGCGATCATCGACGTGGTGGGAGGTGACTCCACCGCCGGCTCGGTCGACGCCACGCTCGGGGTTACCGACTGGGTTACCGACCTGGCCAACATGGAGAACCGCAAGGCCGGCCTGGTGGACCCTGGCCCCGGTCTGGTGCTGTGCAATGGCCCCGGCGGGCTGGCGTGGAGCAGTACGTCGACCAGTGGGGCGTTCGGCGTTGTGGCTGCCCGCACGGTGGCCAGTGTGACGCTCGGGGCCACGGCCACGGTGACGGCCACGTCCTTCCCAGGTGTGGCACCCGGCCAGGTGGTGACCGTGTCCTCGGGCACCGGCACCCTGACAGCGGGCACCTACGTGGTCTCGGTCAGTGGGACGAACTGCGTGCTCAACCAAGCCCCCGCGACAACCGGCACGGCCACTCTGTCGTTCGACACGACTCCGATCCAAGGCCCGAGCGTCATTGGTCAGCGGACCTCGTGGAATCTGGCCACCACGGGCAATGCCATCGGGGACGGGGTGACGAGCACCGGAGGAGCGATCACCGGCGCCTTCAGCACCATTGCCGGGACGAACGTCCTGTACTCGACGGGAGCGGTGTCGAATATCCGGAACGGCATGCTGATCGTTGGGCCGGGAATCGGGCCCAACACCCGAGTCGAGTTGAACGTGGGCAACGGCGTGGTCTACATGACGAGCAACGCCATCGCCACAGTGAGCGCGGTCACCATGACGTTCTCCCTGACCTTCCGGCGGGTGCAGATCTACTACCAGCTCCAGAACAAGGGCGACAAGGTGACCTTCCAGCCCTACGGTCCGGCCGGTGCCCTCGGCGCTGGGTCGGGTGCCCAGGTGACCGACAACGCCGCCGGCGGTATCGGTATGTGGGACTCGGGAGACCTGGGGACGTCCGCTCTACTGGGTGGTGGCGGGATCACGGCCACATGGACCAGTGGAGGCGGTGGAGCGGGAGCCATTGTCATCGGCGCCCGGTACTTCAACAGCGCCGGGACGTCCGGGGTGGTGGTCGATAACCTGGCGTGGCCCGGGACTACGGCGGCGACGTGGGCAGCCGACACCACGGGCAGCGGGGCCTACGACACATGGGCGGCGTGGATCCAGAATCTCGTGCAGGCCGGCACCCCGCCCCGCCGGTTCTACTTCATCGCCGGGATCAACGACGCGACGGGCAACGCTGCCGGCTACTCGACGTATCAGACGAACCTCCAGAACGTGGCGAACACGGTGAAGGCGATCAGTCCGACCACAGAGGTGGTCATCGTGGGGCAGTGGTATGGGGACGCCGTTGGGGCGCAAGCTGCCCTAACCACCGTGTCGGGGTGGAACTACGCGACGTTTCCCAGTGGCAGCGGGGGGCTGGCAGGTGAAGCCATTGCTGGAGCGGGGATCCCGAGCGGCACCACCCTGGTCGGGACTGCCGGATCGGCGGGAGCGCAGACCGTGGCGTCGTGTGTGCTGAGTAGTTCCGGTCCCAACCCCAACGAGGTCACGACCACCACGAACATTGCCGTCCAGGTGTTCGCCGCGCAGATAGCGCCCGGCATGGTGGTCACCGGCGGCAGTGGCATACCGGCGAATACGATCGTGACGGCGATCAGCTTTTCGAGTCCGACCTGGACGATCACGCTGAGCAACAACGTCACGGTGAACACGACCGAGACCTTGACCTTCACCCCGACGATGGAGTTATCGAACAACGCCACGGCCTCGGCCACCGTTCCCGTCACCCTGTACTGGAGCAAGGGCGGGCCAGTGAACTGGCAGAACTGGTCCAATGCGGCACAAGCGGCGAGTTACCTGACCGGCTCGACGTTCGTCAATCTGTTCGAGTCGATAGGGGACGTGTCCCCGGTGTCCGCCGTGACAGGTGTGACGCTGACTGCCGGGTCGGTGAACGCGTCGGTGGCCAGTGGAGGATTCCCCGGCGTGGTGACGGGCCAGGCCATCGGAGGCTCGGGGACGAACACCCTCGGAGCCATCCCGCTCGGGTGCACGGTGGCCAACGTGTCGGGCAACAACCTCACCCTGTCCGCGCCGGCCAATGGGACCACGACGGCGTACTCGACCTCGGGGGTCACGAACGTATCGAGTGCCGTGGGCGTGCTGACCTTCGCATCGACCGCTGGGATCACTGTGGGCATGACCGTCACCGGAGCCAACATCACCGGTTCGGCTCAGATCCTTGCCATGACCGCCACCCAGGTCATCATCCACGGGACCATCGGCACCCTGGTCAGTGGGTCGTTCACCTTCGCGGCGAACCTGTTGTTCGGGGCCGACATGGATCAGGTGAGCGGCCAGGGCCTCCACATGGGCGACAAGTTCAACACCCAGTCGGGCCGGGACGGGCACCGCGACGTGGCCGAGCACATCAGGCAGAAGCTGCGGTTCAGCCAGCACCAACCGCCGGTGCAGCCGTTCAACTCGTGGATGACCGTGAACGCGCCCGGCGCCACCCCGTCGATCAACACGGACGCCACGAGCCTGGTCAGCTTTACCGGAGTTGGGACCGCCATCACGTCCATGTCGAGCGCCCTGACCGGATCCCCGATCACCGGCCAGATGCTCACGCTGTCGTTCTTGGACAACGGGACGGCCCGAGCCATCACGTGGGGAGCGAGCTTCGTGGGTGGCCCAGGTGTGCCCCTGCCGATCTCCACGATCAAGAGCCAGACCTGTACGGCCCTGTTCGAGTGGAACGGGTCGGCGTTCGAGTGCCTGTCGGGATGGCAGACTCCGCAGACCTTCACCCCGTCGGCCGGGGCGGTGACTGTCACCCCGAGCACTTGCACGGTGGCCAACATCTCCGTGGCCGCTACCTGCGCAATCACCTTGTCGACCACCAACGCCTTCGATGGCCAGGTGGTGGCGGTCCGGGTAGCGGACGGGGGAACGGCCGAGACTCTTACGTGGGTCAACTGCCAGGCCGGCAACGGGATCGGCCTGCCCGGTGCCACCCTGGGCCAGGGGGCCAACACCTATTGCGAGGCGCAGTTCCGCTACAACGGGGTGGCCGCGGCGTGGCAGGTGATCGAGGCATGGTGCGACAACCTGTTCACCAACGGCGGCACGCTCGGTGCTAGCCCGGTCACGATCACACCCGATGCCACCCACGCCGTGCAGATCATCATTGACATCACCGCATCGAACACGGTTTCCATCACTGTCGGTGGCAACATAATCTTCCCGAGCACGACGGCGCTCAACAAGGTCTCGATGACGTTCCGAGTCCCCGCCAACCAGGCGGTCGTGGTCACCTATAGCTCAACGGCACCGACGTACACGCAGCTGCGAGTCCCGTGACCACGATTCTCGGGAGCGTGAGTCCCGGGTACGGCAACGACCCGGCGTCGGTGATCGCCGGGATGAACCCTGGCGACGTGTGGGACGGCCAGACCGGCACGTACCCGACGGTCGGCCTCGAGTGTCCGAGTGGAATCACGATCCAGGGATCGCCCATCCTGGTCAGCACCGGCATCGACGTGAACGGGGTGTGTTCGTCGGCCGGGTCCACGTCGTTGACCTACTCGGGAGGGCTGCCGACCTATACCGAACCGATCACCGGCACGGTACTCCCCTTGACCGTGGGGATGAACGTGGCGGGCGCCGGGATCAGTACTCCGGGCACGTCGACGGTGACCATCCAGTCGATCATCGGGAACACCGTGAACCTGGTGGCATCGGGCAGCGCCACCATCGTGGGGCTGACGGGATCCACGTCGTACAACTTCAACACCAATGCCGTGCCGATCATCCAGGCGGTCAACATCCTCGGTACGCCGTCGACACCCATCACCATCGCCGGGTCGCCCACCCTGGTCGGCACCTGGCCGGTCACTACGTTCTTCGCCACGATGGTCGGCCAGGCGGGCATCGGGTTGAAGTCGTGCACGAGCGTGTATATCACCGGCAACGTGACCACATGGAACACATGCGGCGATGGCATCACTCTCGGCAACTCGGCGGGCAACGGCAACTGCTCCGACATCCAGATCACCGGCAGCCTGACCGTCAACAACGCCGGGCGCTACTGCCTCGGGCTGTGCAATGTTGACGGCCTCAGCTCCTACAACACATGGCAGAACGTGACATGTAACGGCGGGCTGCACGGCATCCTCAGCGACGAGAACGACGAGGGCGCCGAGACATTGGGCATGGGCAGCATCACGATCAACATGACCGGCTACCCGCTCGGCAGCACCGGCCTCAACCTCATCAGTGCGCTCACCGGCCCGGTCGTCATCAACGTGCTGCCGGGTGGCCTCCAGGGCTCGTGCAACCTCAACGACCCGCTCGACATGTACACCGTCACGATCAATCTGAACGGCCACACCTGGACGATGCCGAGCCACCTGGGCAGCGTTGCCAACTTCAACATGAGCGGCGGAACGGTGATCGTGAATAACGGCGTCTGTGCCCGTTCGAGCGGGACCGTCAACCTGCCCGTGTGGACCCTGGTGGGTGCTACCCCGACCCCGAACATCACCGCCATCGAGAACGACATTGCGGACTGCACTGTGTTCAATGGAGTGGACCACACCCTGACGTGCACGCTTGGCACGGTCACAACCATCGCCGCCACGAGTGGGAGTAGTGGCACGACGATGAACGCGGTATCCACGACCGGTGTCTCCATCGGGATGCAAGCCAATGGCCACGGCGTGAACGGTGCGAACGTGATAAATGTCACCCCCACCACCGTGACCATCGACAGCGGAAGCTTCACGACCGGGGACGGCTACACATTCGCGAGTACGACCCTGACGGCCACCTCGGGCACGTTCTCGGGGACGGACCTGGACCGGACCGTGCTCAATGCGAACATCCCGAGCGATACGCAGATCGCCAGCATCACGGACTCCACTCATGCGGTGATGACCAATGCCCCGACGACGGGTGGGACCGGGCAGTCGGTGGTGTTGCCCAGTTCGATAGCGGTCAACAACGCTGCGGTCCCCTACACGACGGTGGGGGGATCGTTCCCGACCACGGCGGTCGGGTCGATCGTTAGCCTGCCCGTGGCGTCGACGTCGAGCTACGACGAGGTGTTCATCAACGGCAAGGGCGTGATCGCTGTCCAGACCACGGGCGGAGGCGTGGCCGTCTTCGAGTACACGTCGTCAGCCGGGGGGACGGCCTTCAGCGGCATGTCGCTTGTCAGCGGATCGGGGAGCATTGCTGCCGGCGCCATGATCGGGTGCCTGGTGAGTGTGGATACCCACTCGCCCACCGGTACGGCCACGTACACCTACCTCAGTGCCAGCGGGATCCATCCGGCGAGCAGCTACCTCAACCAGGCCACCCTGGTCTCGGGGTCGGGGAGTCTGAGTGGTAGCGGTGACACGTCCGAAATATCGGTGGCCGGTGTCGAGGTGGGGGCCACGCTCCAGTTGACCAACTTCACCCCGTTGCAACTGACAGGCGGGGAGTCAGTCGACGGCCTGTCTGAGGTGATCCTTGGATCGAGCACGGGTTACCTGTCGGGGATCCGGGGGATGGGTGCCCGCGGCCAGTTCGCCCGCGGCTACGGAGTCGGCTCCAGCCTCGTCGCCGGGAGCGCTGGCGGCACAGCATCACTGACCGGAACCGCGGCAGGTGTGGTCGTCCTACCCGGGAGCGGGGCAGGCAGCGCCGCACTCAGCGGGTCAGCGGTAGGGGTCGTATCGGCGTCGGGCACAGGTACCGGTTCGGCCTCCCTCGTCGGTAGTGCCTCTGGAGCGGTCGTGGTGGGCGGGGTGGCCAGCGGGTCACTCAGCCTCACCGGAGTGGCCTCGGCCACCCTGAACGTCCCCTCGGTCGGGACTTCGACGGCGACCCTCACCGGCTCGGCCATCGGAGCGGTCTCAATAGTCGCCAGCGGGTCCGCCGTTGCTTCCATCACCGGGGCGGCGTCGGGCACTATCTCAGTAGACGGGAGCGGTTCGGGGTCAATCGCGTTGTCTGGGGCGGCCACCGCGGTCGTCTCAGTCCCCGCCAGCGCCGCTGGGACCCTCGGGCTCACCGGACTGGCCGCGGGGAGCGTGAACGGGACACAGGCCGGTTCAGGGGCTTCTACGGCCACTCTGAGCGGCACGGCTGTGGCCACGGTCGGCCTAGCCGTGTCAGCCAGCGCCGAAGTAGCCCTCTCGGGGTCCGGTGTCGGTCAGGTGGTGCTCAACGAGGCGGCCACCGGGCAACTGGCTCTCACCGGCACAGCGGTGGCCACAGTCACCGGTATCCCGGCCGCCCCCGGCACTGTCACCGCTTCGGACTTCTCGGCCAATAGTGTGACGGCCATGGACTTCGCCGCCGACAGTGTGACCGCGGAGGACTCGTGAACTCCTACCTGAACGGCACCCTGGTCACCCTGTCCAACGGACCGAAGGGGTTCGTGGTCACCGCCACGAGCGACTCCATCAATCCCACGGTGGTGGAGCTGGTCATCTGGGTCAACACCAACGCCGACGAGGCCTACCCGACCGAGACCTACGTATTCGGCACCGACCCGGGAATCACCAACCCCGCCGAAGGGTTCTTCCAGCGCAACTTCGACACCACGGGCATGGCCGGGTCGGTCATCACCTACGAGTGGTCCGGCGACCCTGACGGCACGGTGGGCCCGGTGTGCCAGGCCGTGGTCCGCAATCAGTTCCTAGTGACATGAGCCGGTCTACACTGACGCCGTGACCACGACCGACACGGCAGAGTGCTTGCACCGGGATATCTTTCCGGCCGAAGTCCTGGCGCCGGGGCAGCTGGAACACCCCCGGAAAGCCCGGGTCTTCATCACCAACTCCCGCCTCCTGGTCTGGTCGTCCACGGCCTCGGGGACGCCCGATGTCCTGATAGACGAGGCCATCACCGGCGATGTGCCTCAGCGGACCCGGGCCACATTGCAGGGCGAGATGCGGGTGGAGACGGCCAAGGGCACGGTGTTCGTGACTCGCGGCGAGGGGTGCGGGTGCAAGGACCGTCTCCGGAGTATCGACCCGCCGGTGCCGTGGTGAGCCGGTCCTCACGGTCGACCCGCTCGAGCGGTGCCAAGGGGTCGAAGCCGGCCAAGGCAGCCAAACCGGTCAAGGCGAAGAAGACCAGATGACCTTCTGGCAGGAAGCGCTTCCTTACGCCCAGCAGTGCCATGCGGGTACCGGAGTCCTGACCTCGGTCCTGCTTGCCCAGGCAGCCGTCGAGACCGGCTACGGGGGATACGACTGGTCGGTTGCGCACAATCCCGGGAACGTCGGTTCGTTCGACGGTCAGCCGGTCAACGAGTTCCCATCTCTCGAAGCGGGGACGCTGGCGTGGATCCAGACCTTCAACAACGGCTACTACCAGGCCGTCAAGTCTGCGGTGGGTTGGCAGTCACAGTGCTACGCCCTCGGCAATTCTCCGTGGGCTTCAGGGCACTACATCGCCAATGGGGTCAAGGGACAGATCCTCGTCGAGATCATCCAGACCAACAACCTCACCCAGTACGACGGCCCCCAACCGAGTCCCGCTCCGCCACCTATCCCAGCCGTACCAATCCCGGAGGGAAATATGCAAGTCACCGACCCCGACACCGGGGGGATATGGGTCCTCGACCCTACAAACGGCGCCGTGTTCGCCGAAGCCGTCGAAGGCTCGGGGATACCGCCCTATCTCGGTGGGTTCAACATCCACCCAGACTGGGGAGTGAATCTCACCCAGATCCTCGGCATCAGCGCCTTCGGAGCAGCAACAGATCACGGTTACGTAGTGAGCGTGCGAGGGGCCAACGGAATACCAGCGCAGTACGCGTTCACCCGGAACGGTCAGTACGCAACCCCCACGTCGTAAGGGACACTCCCCGCCGTAGGCAGGTGCGGTGGGTACCATGAGTGCCACCATGACCGCCACTGTCGTCGCGTTCCGGCTGACCCCTGCCCTTTGGCTTGTACTGGACGTTTTCGCCGTCTTCAGGCTGACTCGCTTGGTCACTCGGGACATCATCACCGAGAAGCCCCGCCAGTGGGTCAAGCGGAACCTGGGGACAGCGGCGTTTGATTTCTGTGAGTGCCCTTGGTGTACCTCGATTTGGCTGGCCATCGGCGTCGTCCTGCTGACGGTGTTCGCCCCGCACCAGTGGCAGTACGTGGCCTATGTCCTGGTCTGCTCGGCCGTCGCTGGCGTCCTCGCTGAGCGATCCTGATGGCGGCCGAACTCAGCGGTCGTAACCGTCGATTCCTTCAGCGGTTGCAGAGGCAGGAGAAGCCGGTCGCTCATCGGGCGTTGACGGCGGCGGCCATGCCCATCAACCTGACCAGCAAGACCGAGGCGCGACGGATGCGGGTATTGCGGCAGGGCTGGCAATCGGACGCTTGTAGCTATATAGACGCAATACCAGAACTTTCCTTCGCCTATCGGTTTCTTGCTCATGCGTCGAGTCGTATGCAGTATTACCCCGCCATTCTCAACCCGGAAGAACCGGATGGACCACCGATTCGGATTGAGGAATACCCCGACATTCCTCCAAGCGTGGTCGAGGCAGCCACTCAAGCGATGGCAACGCTTGGCACCGGTCGTCAGGCCATCACTCCCATGCAACAGGCCATGAGTTATCACTTCGGTGGTCCCGGCGAATGCTTTTTCGTGGGGCAACGAGATCCTGATACGAACCTTCCGGTCTGGACTATCCGCTCCATCGATGAGTTCATGATTTTCGATGACACCTACAAACTGCGCGAGGTCCCGCTCGACCCGCAAGGAACGCTCGGGTGGATACCGCTCGACCCGGCGACCACCTATGCCGCTCGCATGTGGATTCCCTGGTACCGATATCAGAAGTTGGCTACCAGTCCGATGCGGGCACTCCTCGATGTGAGCGAAGAATTGCTCTTGCTGAGCCGAGACGTTCGGTCCACGGCGCGTAGCCGATTGGCCGGCGGCGGCATCCTCAAGATTCCCGAGGGCCTGCGCATGGCTCCCATCAACGAGGACGACGACGACCCCGAATCTGAAGCGTGGTTCGGTCGGTTCGCTGAGGCGATGATGACGCCTATTTCTGATGACGGGGTGGCCAGCGCCGTGGTTCCCATCGGTATCAGCGGCGATCCCGAATCACTGGCCCAACTCGACCACCTGATTATCGACCGACCGTATAGCGCCTTGGCTATTGAGCTGCGGGCCGAGGCCATTGGACGTATAGCGACCGGACTGGACGTTCCTCGAGAAGTGCTGGAGGGAATGAGCGACCCGAACCATTGGGGCGCGTGGCTCGTCAGCGACGACACCTTTCGGCACCACATCGAACCGCAGGTCATCACGCAGGTCGACGCCATGTCCGCTGCCTACCTACGGACAAGCATGTTGGCAGCTGGTGTTCAACAGTTCTGGGTCGACCGCGCTTGCATCTGGTACGACCCGGTCGACCTGATCTCCAAGCCTGACCCGATGGCCAACGCCGTGTTGCTGCACGATCGTTTTGCCATCAGCAACATGGCGCTACGTGAAGCTGGCGGGTTCAAGGAAAGCGACCAGCCCGGCGCACTCGAAATCGAGTTCCGGATGCTGCAGAAGACCCGCACGTTCCCCCCCAACATGGTCGAGGCCATCTTCCACAAGGTCGACCCCGAACTGGCCTTCCCGCCCATCAACACCAGTGGCACTATCCCCGGCATCGGGCCGCAGGGCGAGATTCCCGCCGTTGCTCCAGAACCGGCAGCGCCCGCACTTCCGGCCAGCCCACCACCGCCCGCAACTCCCGCTCCGGCACTGCCGCCCGATGCGAGCGCCACTCCACCGATGACCGCGCCGACAGAAGCCTTCGCCACTCCGCAACCGAACCCGACCCACGTCCGCCTGTCCCGCAAACTCACCGAAATCGACAGCCAGCTCCGGGCCCGTATCCAGGTGGCCGCCTGCGCCGCCATGACCCGGCTACTGGACAAGGCCGGCGCCAAGCTCCGCACCCGGGCCGCCGACCGGAAGTTCAAGGACAGCGAAGTCAAGACCTTGGTGGCGGGACAGCCCGACAACCGCCTGGTGGCCTCCACCATCGGCCCGGCCCTGGTGGCTTCCCTCGGCTTCACAACCGCTCCTGAGCTACTGAGTGCGGACTGGAGCGAACTGAAGGCCCAGTTCATGGCCTGGACCGAGGCGGCCCAGAAACAGGCGCTCCGGGTGGCCATGCAACTGGCCGGCATCACCACCGAGGACGAGTCGTACCAGGCGGCCGACCTTGCCTTGTCCTCCAGCGTGGCCCCGGCCTGGGAGGTCATGGAGGCCGCGCTCAACGCCCTGGCCGAGAAGGTGCTCTACACGCCGGATGGCGACCTGGACCCAGGGGCGGCGTTCGACCCGAACAGCGTGGTGCCGATGGGGGTCGTGCGGAACGCCCTGACCATTGCCGGGGGGACACCGCCGCCGGACAACGTGGTCGACGTGTCCCAGCCAGTCGATGTAGGTACAGACCCGGCGGGAGCCATGGTGTCGGTGAACGTGCCCGGCCAGATTGGGAACGGGGACGCCATCTCGACTCTGTTGGACGACTCTGGCATGGTCATGGTGTCGCACACCTGGGAACACCTGTCAGGCACGGACCACCCGTTTGAGCCTCATCTCGACCTCGACGGTGTGCAGTTCGTGGACTTCGATGATGACGTGCTGGCAAATCCTGGGGACTGGCCGGAAGTCGCATACCTACACCCCGGAGACCACGTCGCGTGCGGATGCGATTACTCCACCGTGTGGGGACCTGCGCCGTCGAGTGACGATTCTGGAGAGGACAGCGGCGATTCGGGAGGCGACGAATGACTACCGCGTTCGACACCGGCAACGAAGGTAATCCCGCAGCACTCATCAAGTGGTTCAACGAAGGCGCGGACGGTGCCATCGACTGGGGGCAGCCAGGCGATTTTGAGCAGTGCGTAGCCGTCGCCAAGAAGCATCTTGATAATCCTGAGGGCTTCTGTAATGAGCGCCATCAGGATGCTGTCGGCGGCCCACCCGGCAGCGAAGACAAGAAGACCGTCCGTGACACCGAACCCCAACTAAGGGAGAATGCCCCCATGTCAGATTTGATGACCCGCGATGCCATCATCGCCAGCTTCAACGCCGAACAGGAACCGTTGACGGCGGCCGCGGCTCTGAGAGTGCAGTACGAGATGGTGACGCAAGAGGCTCGGATGTACTTGGGTGCCGAGCCGTACTGGGCGGGTATCTCTCAGGCTGACAGGGACAAAGCCGCGTCCAGCGGAGCTGCGATGCCCGACGGGTCGTATCCGGTGCTGACCTGCTCGGGTGAGAACAGCGTCGACTCGGCTATCCATGCTGTCGGGCGCGGCTCGGGTGGGCACAACGCAATTCGGAAACACATCGCGACCAGGGCAAAGAGTCTTGGCTGCAGTTCTAAAATTCCCGACACTTGGAACGATGATGGCAGCATCAAATCCGACTCCTCCGCCGAAGCCACCACGGCCAGTACCGCGCTGGCGACTCCTCCTCCGCCTCCACCGGCGGCTCCGGTGGCCAAGGCTCCGCCAGCACCAGGGGCACCCCCCGAGAAGCCCGCGCCCGATGCCAAGACCCCACCCAAGGCCGGCGAGGGTTCGGTAGCCGACGCCGAGGTCGACGCCGGCATGTCCGTCCACGTCGACACAGTGAACAAGGACATCGCCGCGGCCATCGCCCTGCAGAAGACCGACCCGGGCACGGACAGCGAGGCGGCCGACACCAAGGTCATGACGATTCTGGAGCAGATGCAGGCGCTGGGGAAGCAGCTCGCCGCCGCCCAGGACGCCGATGCCAGCGAGAACCCGCCGTCGAAGTCTGCGCCAGCTCCGCCCAAGACGCCACCTGCCGCCGACGCCCCACCTGCCAACGGGCCACCTGCTTCTGACCCGCCGCCGGTCATGGCCGAGGGCGCGGCTGGGGCCAGTTGCGACTGTGGGGCCGTGGGATGCACCAGCCAGCCTGGGTGCCCGGCCTGCGCCGACCATGTCTGCGCCTGCAGCACCATGACCGCCGCTGGACCTCCGACGAGCTCGGAGACCCCAGGGAACGCCGTGGGCATCCCCAACGACGCCGACGACAACGGTCCTGGGCCCGGCGACATCGAAGCCGACGTCATCTGCATGAACCCCGACTGCGGGCACATGGCCGGGGTGCACCAGGACGACGCCGACCTGGGTGGCAACTCTGGGGCCTGCCAGACCCCGGGCTGCACCTGCCCGGGAATGATCCCCCCAGGTGACCAGGTGAACGGGCCAGACGACGACACGGTGGGTGGTGACGGAAATGGCGGCGGACCGAACAACGCCGGAGGGGACGACGACACGTCCACTGGGCCACCAAAGATGGCCGCTGACTTCGCTCCAGGGGACCCGCCGCCAATCGGTGGGGACGGACCGACCGCCCCTCCAGAGGCTCCAGACGCCCCTGAAGTCGAAGGTGCGCCCGCTCCCGCCCTACCCCCACTGGACCCGAACCCGTCCATCACCGTGGGGCCGGCCTTCACCATTCCCGTGGCCTGGATTGAGGGTGTGGAGACCGGGGACGGCCGGATGATTCAGCCCGGTGCCCTGACCTGGCGTACGCCCCCGCTGCCCCTCATGGCCATGGTCACCAGTTCGCACGACCCGAGCGGCATGTCCCCCAACGACCCTGCCGTCCTGGTCGGGCGCATCGAGCAGATCAGCGTGGAAGGGACAAACGGGACGGCCAGCGGTCATCTGTTGACCACCAAGCACGGCATGGACTTCGCCCAGGTTCTCGAGCAGATGGGCCGTTACGGGGTGTCCATCGACGTGGGCGACGCCGAAATCCAGCAGACCGGGGTGCCGGACATCATGCTCCCGCCCGGCGCCAGCCAGTTCGACGCCCCCATCCTCGACGTGCTGGTCAAGGGCGTCGTGATGGCTATGACCGCCTGCCCGATGGCCGCGTTCCAGGGGGCCTACATGGTCCTGGGTGACGGGTCCAACATCCCCGACGCCAAGGTGCCTCCTGCTCCCGAAGGCTCGAACATGGCCATCCACTACGTGGACGAGATCCCCTGTGTGCCCTGCGGCGATGACTCGCTGGTGGCCGCGGCCGTCGACAAGCCCTCGCTCCTACGCCCGCCCGGCGCCTGGTTCGGCAACCCCAACTTCGGCAAGGACGCCGATGGCAAGGAAATCGCCCCTCACCTCGACGACCGGCTGAGCGAGACCATCGACCCCAAGTCAGGCCGACTGTCGGGCAAGTTCGCCTGCCCCATCACCATCACCGACGACGGCGAGGTCTTCGGCCACATCGCCCAGCACGGCGTGTGCCACCAGTCCCCGCAGTTCCTCAACAACGGCCAGTGCGTGATGGCCCCTCGGAGCCTGGTCGACTACGCCGCCTTCCACGGCACGGGCAAGGTCATCACCGCCGAAGGGGAGATGATTGGGGTGGGCCGGATGACGGCCGACACCGGGCACGCCTCGGACTCCCCGGCCGTCGACTTCCGCCGGGCCCTCGCCCATTACGACAACTCGGGCCTGACCGCGGCCACGGTGCGAGCTGGCGAGGACGAGTTCGGTATCTGGGTCCACGGCTCGCTCCACCCGAGTACCAGTCCCGAGCAGGTCCACACCATGCGGGTCAACCCGCCGTCGGGCGACTGGCGACCCTTCGGGGCTGGGCGTGAGCTCTGCCAGGTCCTGTTTGTCAACCACCCCGGGTTCCCGATGGTGGTGGCCGACAAGCGGCCCGCTACTGGCGAAATCACCCGACTGGTGGCCGCTGGCGTGCCCTGCTTCTCCCTGCCCGAGCCGGTGGCACTGTCGCTGGAGGAGCGGGTGGCCATGATGGAGCGGGCCAACAAGCCGCTGCTGGGCCTGGCCAAGGAGCAACTGCGGTCCCGTCGTGCGAAGATTGGCTGATGGAACTGGAGGAGTGGAAGCACCCTGACCGTCGAACCGATGGCACCAGCCAGTTTGTGTTGACGTGAGCCGCTGACAGCGGTGGGACGACGGCGCCGGTTGCCCGTCCCTCTCTGCGGTTGGTCAACGGCTGGTGAGCCTCCCGACATGCGACCCTGGTGGGTAGGGGCCGAACAACCGCCGTCAGCGCCTCCGATGCCCAAGCGATGCCCGGTGTGCGGGGGCCGGATGATTGACGACTTCTGCTCGGCGTGCGATGCCGCGGCTAGGGGGTCCTAGAAATTGCAGTTGCACCACTGGTGAGCGCCGCACTTCGGGCATGGGTAACAGGCAGCGCAGAGACCGAGCATGAACGGGTGCTCAGGGTTGTGATGTCGCCACAGCCGCCATCCCTGGGCCTTGTGGCACTGCCACCACCAGTCGGGCTTCCAGAGGAAGTAGGGCCGCATGTGATAGCCGAACTTGAACAGACCCATGCGCTTCAGGTCCCACCGAAGGCGGTAGGGCAGGACATCACGCCACCGCGGGAGTTTGTAGACCGCCGGCCCGCCGCCGCTCCAACTGACCGAGCCACCGCAGCTGGTGATGCCCGAGACGTACAGGAACGAGGCGACCCGGCCTGTCAGACTCCACCGTGAGTAGTGCCAGCGGGGCGGGGAGTCAGTCATCGGGCCTCCCGAGTTTTCTGTTGCGAAGTCGCCGGGCCAGGGTTCGATACTCCGGTCCATCCTCAATCAGAGCGGCGATCAAGTTGGTGTTGACATCGGCTCCGACCTCAGTCACGGCGATGCGGTCATCGAACCGTGCGGCGCGGGTTACAGCTCCAGCCCACCGCGCTGGCCCGGCTCTAAGTCCGAATACTGCCTGACTCATTAAGATTTTCCGGTCATTCCATCCGTCGAGATCGTCGTAGATATCACAGCATCGGGCCATTGACCCTCGAAGACGATCTGATGTTCCTTTGCCAGTCTCAAACAACTGAGCCGTAGAGCCATCGGGCCATTTGATCCATCGGTACCTAGCTGTTGAGTTGTAACCACTCTCTATCTCTGGATTGAACGCCAGCAGACGCCTAACCGTGGAATCTTCTGGAGCGAAGATACCCATACGGTGCGGCTCTTCTCCGTCGAAGCAACGTAGTCCATAGGCGTGAGCGTTCATCCAAGCGATCAGTGCATCAGTTCGCCCGCTTCCCCGATCGCCGACGATGAGCCATCCTCGCCACTTGTCGTCCGGCGGCGGAATCTGATGCGGCATCGGTTCCCAGGTCATGAGTTTTTATCCTTTGGTCGGTTCTCGGTGGGCGGGTTCCCGTCGGTGAAGCGTTCAAACATGGGGATTCTCCCTTTCTCGGTTACAGCCGATCCCACTTCACCACGTCGTACCGGCCGTATCCCATCTTGCGGGCGGCTCCGATACCTTCACGCTCCCCCGTGGTCCAGATGGTTGCCCATTCCTCCTCGGAGAACTCCCAATCGGTCTCAACCGTGAAGTCGACTTTGGCATCCTCCACGTAGTCCGTGTACTGGATGGCGCTGATGGGACCCTTCGGGGTGACCTTGGCGATGAACGATTGATTTGTCCCGGTCGGCTCCGACACACCGAGATAGAGCCGGTCCTCAACAATGAAGATGTGTTCAGCTAGCCAGGAGAGGATGCCTCGGTTGGCGCTGTGAAGTCCCCATCCGCCCTTCTTCAATCGACCAGACGCCACGGCGATGTTGGCAGCCTCTCGAAGCCCAGCCTTAAGTTGGAACCCGCCGATGTAGAGACCGGTCTCGTCTCGGCGGAATCCGATGTGGCCCTTTTCGCCGCTGAGTTTTTCAATGGCCTCATCAACGGTCAGCCCGTGTTCAGCCATGGCCTCCACGACCTGGTCGCGGATGATGTCATCGGGTGCCTGCGTCTTGCGCTCCAGATGGCCCTTCAGGACGTTTGGGTCGACGGGTACTCCTCCAGCGATGTTGTGGAAGTGAAGCGTGCCAGCGAACCGATAGGGCCAGTTCTTCTCCTGATACTTGCTGAATACGGATGTCATCGGTGGTGGTTTCCTTTCGGGTAGTCAAGTGAGGCGGAATGGGGTGTTTTGGGGGGTGCAGCGTTGGGTTGTCGGGAGAGGCGCGGTGAGAAGGGACGTGGGGAGACGCGCTGGGCGAGCGGCGAAGCGGTGTCGGATGCGTTGTGTGAGCCGAGCCAGGTGGCGTTGGGTCGTCGAACGGGATGAGCGGGAACGGGCAGTGCTGCGGGGATCTGAGGAGCGCCGTCGGACGGGGCGTGGAGTCCGGGGCCGGGTTGGGAGACAGAGCGGGGGGCTGTCGAGGGGAATGGATGGTTTTGTGCCGTGACGGCGCGCGGTGAGGAGCGTTGTCGGATGAATGGGGACGTGCTGAGAAGGCGCGTGCTGAGAAGTGGCGCGGGGCAATGGGTAGTCGATTGCGGAGACCCGGGTGGAGCAGGGCGTGATGTGGGGCGCTGTCAGTTGTCATGCGGTTCGTCCGGCCGCCTTACGGGTGATGCTGTCAAGAAGTCGCTCGCATTCCTCTTCGGTCATCACGTCGGCAGTCCGACGCTTGCCGACCTTCTTGGCCAGTGTCCGATGAAACGCTTCTCGCATGAGATCCGCTTCGGCACTCGCCCGGTAGGTATCGGCCACGAACCCGTGATCGGCTCCGGTCATATCGGCTAGACGACGCCGGACATTTTCCTCATTGACTGCGTGCCAGGTCGCATACAGACCGATTGGGCTGTCTTCTCCGGCTTCCAGGGCTGCCTCAAAGCGAGCGGTTCCGGCCCGACTCATGGCCTTCCCGCGACCCGCCCGCATCAGGTCGCCTATCTCCCGAGTCATCAGATGAACGGCCTGATCGGTGAACCACTGTTCAAGGCAACCAGGATGTCGAGCGTTCAACTTCGCCACGATTCGCTGTGCCGCTTCGGCTGGCGTTACCTCATTTCCAGCCAATTCCTTGTCGATCAGTTCTCGAATGATTTCGCCAGGCATGGGGTCGCTCATATCGTAAACGTTAGCGCGTTTCCACTGAGGGTGCTTGATTTCCCAGTTTGGGCAGGTCACACTTCTGCCAGGTGAGTTCTGGCCTTGGAGCCAAGCCCACCGATGATTTCAGGTCTTAGCGCCTGGTCGCCCTAACAGGTACCCCACGCGCTAAGGAGCCGAAATCAATGGACCGCATTCAGGAACTACTGGAGCGTCTCGCAGACCTCTCCGACGAGGAACTGACCGAGCTGAACGGTCTTCTCGCTGAGGCCTACACGGCCATCGACTCGTCCGACGAGCCGGCCACGGCAGAGCAAATCTCCCAGATGAACACCCTCGTCGAGGGTCTGGAGACCGTGGCCGCCGAGAACACCCGGCGCACCGAACTGGCGACCCAGCGGGAGCAGCAGAGGGCCGAACTGAAGACCCGGGCCGATGCCCTGCTCAACCCACCTGAAGAGGGCGAGACCCCGCCCGAGGATGCCCCGACCGACGAGGCCCCGGCGGAGGACGAGGAACTGGACGAGGACGGCAAGCCGAAGAAGAAGGTGACCGCCGAGACCCCCCCGGCCGCTGACGAGACCCCGACCGAGGCTCCGGCAGACAGCCCGCTCATTCCGGTGAACGCCAGCACGGAACCCCCACGGGGCGACCCCGCTGCCGGTGATGGCATGGTCGAGCGCATGGCGGCCGTGAACGGCCCGGCCAAGCCGAGTCCGACACAGAATCAGACCGAGACGTTCGGGACCACGCTGGTTGCCGCCGGCGGTCTGCGGGGCATCGGCATCAACACCCCGTTCGAGGACCGCTTGCAACTCGGTCAGGTCATGGCAGATCAGATCGACGCCTTGGGCCAGCCTCACGGTGAGTATCACCACCCAGCGCTGATTGCCACCGCTCGGTGGGAGTACCCCGAGGACCGGCGCCTTACCGGCGACGCCAACGCCAACTCGGAGAAATTCAACGCCATCTGCGCCATCGAAGCGCAGCGAGTGGACCCCAAGGACACCACGGCGCTTGTTGCAACCGGAGGCGTGTGCTTGCCGGTCAATGTGGATTACGCCGTGCCTACGTGGTCGACCGCCGACCGGCCTCTGCGTGACGCGCTTCCGAGTTTCCAGGCTGACCGAGGTGGTCTCCGTTACGTGGCGCCGCCGGACATCGGCGTCCCCCCGTTGCAGGGCACCGCATCCGGTGCCGGTCTCTCCACCAACACCTGGACCGAGGCCACCGACGCCAACCCCGCAGGAGCAACCAAGCCCGTGTGGGAAGTGACCTGCGGCACGGAGAACCTGGTCTACGTCAATGCCATCACCACGAGGGTCCAGTTCGGCAACATGCAGAGCCGGTTCGCCCCCGAGCAGGTGGCCGCAAACACGCAGCAGGCCATCGCCGTCTCCGCCCGCCAGGCCGAGCTCGAACTGCTCACCCTCATGTTGAGCGTCAGCTTCTGCAAGGAGGTCAGCATCGGCACCCAGTACCTCGGCGCACTCCGCGATGTCCTGTCGGCCGTCGATCTGCTCAAGTCCCAGTACTGCGACTCGCACCGGATTCCCGAGTCGGCCTCGTTCACGGCCATCTTCCCGCAATGGGCCAAGAACATGTTCAAGGCCGACCTCCTGCGTGAGACCGCCCACGACAACGCCGGCCCCCGAGACGTGCTGGCCGTGACCGACGCCCAGATCGAGGAGCTCTTCAGCGTCCGCGGGGTGAACGTCATCTGGACTTTGGAGGGTGTCAAGAGTGGCACCTACGGCAACGTGACCGTGGGGGCCAGCCAGCAGTTCTCCGTGTTCACCACGGGCAACACGCCCCAGTGGCCTGGTCAGGCATCCAGCGCCGCGTTCGAGTTGCTCTGGCTGCTCTACGTGGAGGGGACCTACCAGTTCCTCGACTCCGGTCGGCTCGACCTCGGCGTGGTGCGGGACAGCATCCTGGACAGCACTAACGATTACGAGACCTTTGTCGAGACCTTCGAGGGAATCGCCGGTCGAGGCATCGACGCCTACGGCGTGGTCCAGACCCTGCTCCCGAGCGGTGGTTCGGCAGGAACCGTCGCAGTCGGCTCCTACAAGGAGTAGTCGGTCGTTCATGCGCACTACGTTCCTGGCTCCGGCCCGTCCCCGCATCGCTGGTGGTGGTGTGCTGGGACGCGGCCGGGCTGGGACTGAGGTGCGCGTCTGATGGCCATGACCCCGCGCCTACTCGCTCCGGTGGCCGAGCCGCCGCCGCCCAAGCCGCCTCAGTTGAACCTCGTCGCGTCGAGCCTCATGCCCGATGTCGACACCGACACCTTCGGTCCCGACGACGGCCCGTCTCTTGCCGCGTCCATCGGTCTGCACGCTCGGGTCCCGGTCGGCTCTGACCGCACCCTCTACGACATCCACCCCGGCGAGTCTGCCTACAGCGAGGTCATGGAGTACCGCAACGGGCTGATTGCCGCGGTCGGGGTCATGTCCGAGATGGAACTCAAGCAGGTCGAGCAGGACGCCGGGGTCACCGTCGATTCGCTGCCCAAGTCCATCTTCGCGGCCACCTCGTCCGAGGACCGCTGGACCGGCGGTTTCGCCTACGCCCCCGAGAACCAGTACGCCGGCATCCTGGCCGACCCCTGTGGCCAGGTCATCGACCTGCCCTACCTGTCGCCTCAGAACGGCCTCGCCGCCCCCGCAGGACCCGCTGCCACTCCGTCAATCACCGGTGGTCACCTGACTGCTGCTGCTTCCCCCTACTCCTACGTGGTGGCCGCCGTCGGCATCACCGGTGGGCAGGGTACGCCGACAGCTGCCTTCACCGGCACCATCGCCAGCGGAATCGTCGGCTCGAACGCCCTGGCCTGGTCGGCGGTGACCGGTGCGGCCAGCTACAACGTCTACGGCCGGTTCCCCGGTTCGTACCAGCTCATCGCCAATGTGACCGGGACCAGCTTCACCGACACCGGTGCGGCTGCTCCCACCCTGGCCGGCCAGTCCGAGAACCTGCCCCAGGTCGGGTTCATCCCCTTCCTCATCCAGGTACAGGACACCGCCTCGGCCTTCGGGTGGGAGGTCCGTGACTATGTGGGCCGGGCCATGCGCCTACTGGACAACGCCACCCCGAATGCCCTCGAGCGGGAGTTGTGGACGGGCACGTTCGCCCAGAACACCGAGACCGGCCCCATGTATCAGTCGGACTTCCCCGGTGGTCTCAACGCCTTCTTCCAGCAGAGCGGGACTATCTCCAACGGGGGTTCCGCATTGGCCGCCGTCGACCTCACCCCGGGAAGCTCGGGCGGGGGCGGTACGCCGTGCTCCATCACCCGCGGTATCCAAATCCTCGAGGACTACCTGGCCAACACCGGCTTCGGTGGCCAGGGGATGCTCCACGTCGCACCGGAGACGAGTCCGAACCTGCTCGGCGCCCGGCGAGTCGGCTCGCTCCTGCTCTCGGTGATGGACAACATCATCGTGCCCGGCTCTGGCTACCCGACCTCGGGTTCGACTGGGCCCATCGGCAACACCAGCGCCAGCCCTGGTGCCGGAAATGCCTGGATCTACGCCACCGACCTGGTCTCGGTGCGGCTCGATGACCCCATGTTCTGGCCATCGACCATGGCCGAGGCCACCGACCGCGGCAACTTCGCCAGTCCCAACACCGTCCGCATCAGGGCGCAGCGGGCAGGCGCGGCCACGTGGGACCAGAGTCGGCTTGCTGGTTGTCGGGTAGCTCTTTCGACATGACCCTTTTCAACATCAACCCTCAACTGGAGGTTTAACCCATGGCAGCTCCCCAGGACGGCAGAGCACAGGTATTTGCGGTCGTCACCAGAGTGACCACGCTGGACGTGAACGGGTTCCCCGCCGTGGGGGCCAACGTGTTCACGACCAACTCGCTGCTCAAGTGCAGCTTCGCCCCGGCCGAGGAGACCGGTGTCGACCTGGTCACCATCAATGCCAACGGTGACCTCTACAGCCACTACAAGCATGGGGACATGCCCAAGTACTACACCGTGCAGATCGAGATCGGGACACCCGACCCGATCCTCCACCAGATGCTGGCCGGCGGCACCGTCCTCACCGCTTCCGGTACTGCTCTCGGTACCCCCACCGGGACCATCACCGCGGTGGGGCAGATCACCCTCGGGTCGCTGCCCGCGGCCACCTACGGCTACCGGGTCAGCCAGTTCAACCAGTACGGCGAGTCCACGACCGCGGCCGAAGTGACCGGCACGGTTGCTTCGGGTACCTCGGGCACCATGGTCGTCTCCGGCATGGTGGCTGCCGCAGGTGCCACCGGCCTGAACGTCTACGGGCGCATCCCCGGCGGTGAGCAGTTGCTCGGCTCGGTGCCCAACATCGGGAGCCAGGCCACCGGCGCCGCCTCGGGGACCGGCACGGTGACCAGCCTGACGGTGACCGCCCTGACCGACGCCATCCCCCAGGGGACCACGTTCCAGATCACCGGAGACACCAACACTCCCAAGATCGTGTTCACCACGACCCAGCCTGCCGGGGTGGGGGCTACCGCTCTCAACGTTTCGGCCAGCCAGTCAATCACCACGACCATCGCCGTTGGTGCCATCGTCCCCTGCTTCGTCGACACCGGCTCTCTGGTCCCCTCGGGCGGTTACCCCACGGTCGACACCACGGCGGGTCCTGGGGCGGACACAGGGTACGCAGCGGCCGCTCTGGGTGTGGTCGGCAACCCCAACGGCGTCAGCCTCGAGTTCTGGGGCGCCGCCATCCTGGGTGGGGCCGAGACCCCGAACCTGCCCTACTACCGCTGGGTCATCCCGAAGGTCCAGAACATCACCGAGGGAGGCCGGACCTTCCAGCCCGCCATCTTGGAGAACGTCTACATGGGCCAAGGGGTGCAGAACCCGAACTGGGGTGCAGGGCCCTTCGGGGACTGGCAGTTCCCTTCGACCCAGGTGTACCAGTACGCCTCGGCCGGACGCTCCACGCTGCCTGTCGCCGGCTTCGCCCCTGTGCCCGCAACGGCATAGGCTCAGGGGTAGAACCCCATGTCCAGCACGTTCGATACCCCCCGTCTGGGGCCCAACGTTCCGTGGATTTCTGCCTCCACGGTGCTCGTTCAGGAGCCGTTGCAGGACCTGACCGTCTCGGTGGCCCTGGCCACGCAGATGGCGGTGGTGGCGTCGAACATCTGCTACCGCCTCAGTCGTCGCATGTTCACCGGACTGGCCGGACCGGTGACCGTGCGACCGCTGGCTCGGCCCACCGACGTTGACACCCGATTCGGCTATTGGGGCGGCGGTGGCGCTGGCGGGGGTTATCTCAACGGGGGCCAGTTTGCCGGGGCCTACGGGCAGCAGAGCGGCGGGGTCAACTACTTCGGGTCGTCGAAACCGTCAGAGGTGGAGCTCGGGGGATTCCCGATTGTGCAGATTCTGGCGGTGAAGATTGACGGAGTGGTCATACCTCCGAACGAGTACTACGTCCAGAACCGTCGAGTGCTGGTCCGTGCAAGGGCTTCCGCAAGTGCCGAACCGACCGAGCGGTGGGGCTGGCCGATGGCTCAGAATCTGGCGTTGCCGGACACGCAGGAAAATACGTTCAGTGTTCGATATCTATACGGCGTTGCCCCGCCCGAGGAAGGGGTTCTGGCGGCCACCACGCTGGCTACGCAGCTCGTCCTGAATGCGATTGGCGAGGACAACTCATTGCCACAACGGGTGACCTCCATCACGCGGCAGGGTGTCAGTGTCGCCGTGGTGGACGTGATGGATTTCTTCTCTCGGGGCCTGACTGGAATTTGGGAGGTCGACGCGTTTATAGAGGCGGTCAATCCAACCAAAGCGAAACTACCGGGTCTGGCTTGGAGCCCAGATGTCGGCCGACCGAGAAGAATGCCCCCCAGTTTCAGTTGACTGCCGTAGCATGACCCCAGACCGATAGGAGACCGACACCATGGACGCAAGCATCAGCGACGACCCACGCGCTCCGGATAGCGACTTCGACGACCCCGACCTCGTCCGTTGGCGCAAGCTGGGCGCCACTCCCGACGAGGCCAAGCAACTCGGCACGGTGGGACTCGACTCGGTCGACGACGGCACGCTCCTTGACCGCCTGACGGCTCTGAGGGCCTCAGATGGACCGGAGGACGACGATGGGGACGACAGCGGCTCTCAGGGCACCACAGGGGGCGCTCCTGACGACTCCGAGCCACTGACCCTGCTGGAGCAGCGGGCCAAGGCCGACGCCGGCGAGTGGACCCCGGCCGAGGCGCTCACCGTCGAAGGCGTCCAGTACCCGGTGTGGGACCTGGCCTTCGCCTGGGTCGGCACCCGCATGGGCGACGAGGTCACCGGCGCTCACCTGCTGGCCCCGAACCTGGAGGCCCTGACCGAGTCCATCGCCATCCGGGTGGCTGCCACCAAGTCGCAGGAGTAACCGCTGGTGGGGTTCAACCCGGCCACCCTGATTCCAGCGCCTCGGTTCAACATCCAGGCTGCCAGCGACGCTCTATTCGGAGCCACGGTGGCCCTCATGGGGTTCTACGGTGCTGTCGACCTCCCCACGCGCCAGGGTTCGGTGCCCGGCAGTGAGCCGGCCTGGGACGATGAGCAGTTCACCATCAACCACCTGAACATGACCATGGGCCAGCCGGGGATTGAGCCGAACCAGGCGGTCAACCCGACGCAGCTGCTGTTCTTCTACAACTTCGAGCTGCTCCTGCTCCGCAAGGTGGAGACCATCACCGGCAAAGGGAAGCAGGGCGGAATCCCCAGTGCCATCAAGCTGACCGCCGACGCTCAGACCATCGAGCAGGACGGGGTGGCGATGCTCCAGGCCGTCGTGGCCATGCACCTCAACGGACTCATCGTGCCGGTGGAGGTCCCGTTCAAGTACGCAGCGCCGACTGCGCTCACTCCGGCGGGTGGTCTGTCGGGGAACAGGATGGGGGTTTCGTTCCAGGCCGGGTTCAGCCCGCAGCCGGGTGATTACTGATGGCCGACGACAGTCCGTGGGGTCCGACCATTCACAAACGGACCGTGGCGTCTCTCACAGACTCCCAGCGCCGCGCCCTGATTCGGGTGTGGTATCCCGATGTCGCTGACCGGCTATTAGAACTAATAGACAGAGGCCCCGATGGCTGACGGCGGAGTCCGATTCACCATCGACGGCGCTGCCCTGGCCGAACTACTCCGCGGTCCCGATGGCCCAGTCGTCCAACACCTCATCCGCCGGGCCGACGCCGTCATCGTCAAAGCCCGGTCGAACATTCGAGGGCACACCGACGGGCCGCTGGCCAACTCGATTGTGAAGCGGCCGGGGATGTCGGAGGCGGGACCGTACTACGAAGTGATTGCGGGGTTGGGACTGCCGAGACCCTACGCGTTTTGGTATCACTCTGGTAACGCGGAAAGCGGCGGTCGTATCTATCCGAAGAATGGCCAGTTCCTTGTGTTCAAGTCGACCAAGGGCAAGTACGCCGGTCACATGATATTCGTGAAGTCGGTCAAGGCGTGGCCGGGAAATCCGTTCTTGTCCCGGGCCTTGGATGAGGTCATGGCAGCGGATGTCTAGTCTGCGCTGCGACGACCACCTAACTCGCCTTCCGCCTCTCCCGCGCCACCTCAATCCGACACTCCCGGCACGCCCACCCGCCAGGCACGTAGATGATATTCGGCTTCGTGAACTGGTGGCCCATGACGCAGTGGCTCCGCCCCTCGTTCCACTCCGCCAGGTTGATCGACCCCAGCACGTTCTCCACGGCCACCTTCGGCCGGACGTGATCCGGGTTCACGCATAGCCGGCGGGTGCAGGCGAAGTGCTTGAGCCGTAGACCCTTCGGTATCGGCTTTCCCCAGGCGATCTCCCAGCCCACTCGGTGAGCGTGCGTGTTGTGGCCGTTCCGGTATATCTCGGGGTAGCCGTCGCCGGTCAGATGACCGGTCCATAGCCAGCACGGTCCGAGGTCGGGGCGCAGATCGGCTATCGGCCCATCGGTATCGACGTTGGCGAAGAACCGTTCCTCGACTGGGATTTTGGGCCTTGCCACAGGCACGAAGTTACCGCGCTTACCGACACCGAGCTTGCCCCGTGTTTCCCTGTCACCACACCACCGATAGGAGAGACACATGGTAACCAACGCAGTCGAATCACTCGGTACCTTCGGCGAGGTCGAGGACGAGGAAGAGTTGGAGAAGCTCGACGCCCCACCCATTCCCTTCACGTTGGTTGGATACGAACGGGAATCGACCGATGACGGCGTACACAAACGCCGGGAGTTCGAGTTCCACGCTCTACCGACTTTCGAGTTCGGCCCGTACTTCGCCACGCTGTCCAAGGTCGATGCCCGCGGCAGTATCCCCTTGTCAGCGCAGGTACAATTTCTTGCTGATGCGCTCGTCCCCGAGGAGCGAGAGCAATGGGACAAGACGATACGCGGTTCGGAAATCCACTTTGAGGCTTCCATGCTCGGCGAAATCGTCTCTGCCCTGATCGACCGTTACCGAGCCGAGAACGTCCCTACCCAGTCGCGGTCCGAACGGCGCAGTGGGCCGCGACGTACTGGCGCGACGTCCGGGGCCAAGCGCTCCGGAAGGGCATCGACCTCGAGCGAAGTGGCGTAGACGACGGTCTCGACATCGTCTACTCCCTGATCATCGACTCCGTTGTCCGCCCTGATCTCAATCGCTATCAGGCCCAGGCAAAGGTCGGTGAGATTCTTGGCGAACCGTTCGACGCCGAAGAGGCTGCGGAGTTCCACCGCGACCTCTGGAATCAGAAGAATGTCGCCGCTATGCGCCAGGCCGGTATCGGCACTCCCGATGACCCCCACTTCATGGGTTAGTCGATGATTGTCGGGACTGCGACCGTGTTGGTCTTGGCGGACGATTCGGAGTTCGACGCGTCCCTTCAGGCAGGGACGGCAGATGGTTTCTCTGGGCTTTCTTCCGATGCTGAAGTAGCTGGGGCTGATGCTGGTACCGCTCTTCGCGATGGTGTCCAGCCCGGTCTCATGGGGATGTCCGAAGACGCTGATAAGGCCGGCCAGGATGCCGGTAACGCCTTGCGTGATGGCGCCGCCCCTGGTCTTGCTGGCCTGTCGACCGATGCAGGCATCGCTGGTCAGGACGCGGGTCAGGCTTTGCGTGACGGGGCAAAAGACGGAGCTGCTGGTCTTTCAACCGATCTTGGTGTCGCTGGTCAGGACGCGGGGATGGCGCTACGGAATGAAGCTGCCCCTGGTTTCGCCGGTCTTTCGGAGGATGCCGATCAGGCAGGAAAAGACGCTGGGCAGGCTTTGCAGGACTCGGCTGGTGTTGGCTTCAGTGGGCTGGCCAGAGATGCCGACAAAGCTGGCGATGACGCGGCCATGGCCATACGCGATGGTGCCGCACCGGGTCTGGCTGGGTTGGAGTCTGATATCGGGATAGCAGGAGTGGCCGGGGGCAACGCGTTGCGCCAAGGCGTCGCCCCCGGCCTGAAACAACTTACGACCGATGCTGGTACTGCAGGTGAGACAGCAGGCAACGCGTTGCGCCAAGGCGCTGTCAACGTGATGCAAGGGAATGCCACCAGCGTGTCCGGTCTCGGATTCAAAGAATCGCTTCTCGGCGCCACACAACCGGCTTTTACGTCCCTTCAGCAGACCGCTGGGTTGGCAGGTGAGACCGCTGGGTCAGCGTTGAGCGAAGGGGCGTACAACGAAGCCAAAGGCCTCTCCACCGATATCGCAGCGGTGGCGACCACTACGGGTCAGACGCTTAGTGGCACGCTCGGCACGGCAGGGGGTGATGCCGGACAGGCTCTGCGTTCTGGAGTTGCTCCCGAACTGACCAGTTTTGGTACTGATATGGGAGCAGCCGGAGCGGCTAGTGGGACAGCACTGAAGACGGCGCTGGCCCCCGAACTGTCGGGCCTCTCCACCGACATTGGGGCGGCCGCCACTGCTGCTGGTGGAGTTCTGGAGGCCGATCTTGGCGATGCTGGCCAGGTAGCAGGGACAGCCTTACGGGATGGGATCGGACCTGCAGTTAGTCAAATCAATACCGATCTACAAGGGGTTGGAGTAGCAGCGGGATCATCCTTGCGGACCGGAGTTCAGGTCGGATCGGCTGGCTTGGTCACAGATCTTGAGCAGACTGGCAAGGACACCACCACAGTCCTGAAGGACGCCGGAGTCTCAGGTGGACAGGCGCTGTCTAATGGGCTTGCCGCGGCCGCATCCACGGCGGAGAACACCGTAGGGGATGTGCTCGGGAACGTCCCTGTTCAAGTTACCGACAAGATGGGCGAGGCTGGCAAGGATGGCGGTCAAGCACTCAGTGATGGACTTGGTATCGGGGCAGCTGGTGCATATCAAGACATCCAAGGACGGTGGCACGACGCCAGCGGCCAGTTAATTGCTTCCACCACGACCACTGGCGAGGATGCTGGCGAAGGTCTGCGTACCGGACTCAAAACCAGTTTTGATTACGCAGCCACCGATGCGTCATATGCCGGGTCCGAACTTGGCCAGAAGTACAGCGACGGTGTTGGTAAAGGGATCGGTGGTCTCTCTTCGTTGCTAGGTGCCGTTGGTCTCGACTTCGGTGCGTTCGGGAGCGCTGCCGACAAGGCCTCTTCCAGCGTTGAGAAAGTGGGTGGAGAGAGTGAAAAGACCGGAGGGTTTCTCAACGAACTCGGCAAGGGAATCGTTGTCGGGGGCGTCGTTGGGTTCGCAGCCTTTTCAGCAGCGGCGCTCAAGATGGGGGTCGACTTCCAGAGTTCGACCGCCGCCATGGCTGCCAAGGAGAACATCCCAGTTCAAGCGGCCACCAACATCGGGAACGCTTTTCTTCACAGTGGTAGCGACATCGTGTTCTCGGCTCAACAACAGGTCGCGGCGTTCACCGAAGTGGCGGGCCAGATGTCCCAGGTTGCGGGTCACGCTCTCACGACATCACAGACCGTCTCGTTTATGGGCAAGTCGATGGACCTGGCAGAGGAGAGCGGGACATCGTTGTCGGGTGCGACCACCGCTCTCAGCCAGACCATGCAAGCGTTCCAGATCCCGCTCAAAGGGGCGACCAGCCTGTCAACGGATCTGTTTAATGCCAGTCGCCTGACAGGTACCGGGGTCGATGCCCTGAGCCAGACGATGGATCGACTGAAGGCGAAGTTGGGTGATACCGCTCCGTCCGTCTCCGGGTTCTCCTCGTTGCTGGTCGACCTGGCCAATCACAGTGTGACGGGAGGCCGTGGTCTCACCGTTATCAACAGCGCACTCACCACTCTTCTTAAGCCATCGGCTGATGCCACTACGGCACAGGACAATCTTAAAAAGGCGCTCGATGGTCTGGCTCCAAGCGAGGTCGGCGCTACCAACGGCTCAGCAGCGTTGGCGGCAGCGCAGACCAACCTCGGGTCGGCCACGGCCGCGTTGCCCCCTCAATTGCAATCATTGGCGGCTGCATATACAGCGGGCACCGTCACTACCAAGCAAGTCTCAGACGCCACCAAGGACTTGACGGTTGCCCAAGCCGCATCATGGAAACAGTTCACGACATCAGCAGATGCCGTCACTTCAGCGAAACAAGCGGCTGAATCCCTGGCACCTAGTCTTCAGAAACTGGCTCAGGAGTACCAGGCCGGCACTGTCACATCGGCTCAAGTGACAGCGCAAACCAAAGGGCTCACCGTGGCGCAACTGGCTGCGTGGAAGGCGTTTACCGATGCTGACGGTGCTGTTTCCAAGGCCAATGACAGTGTCAGCCAGCTTGGGTTCTCTGTCGATAATGCTCAAGGCAAGTTCATTGGCATGGGCAATGTCATCGGAAAGCTGCATGATCAGATTCAAGGGGAGACCCAGGCTCAGGCCCAGGCCACGTTGACCACTGATGTCGGGGCCGCCGCCAGTAAGGCTCTTCTGTCTACGGTCGAGGCTGGTCCTGCTGCCTACGAGAAGGCATCGAAAGCGGTTACGGATGCTGCTGCTGCCCATCATGCGCTAATCGTCCAACAACAGACATTGGGGCATGAATTCGATGCCATCAAGGTGTCGGCGACCAATATGGCAACCAGCTTCGGAGTCGATCTGTTGCCGGTGGTGCGTGATGCCGTTGGGGACTTTGCTCACTTCATCGGGTTTCTCGAGTCCCACAAACCGCTGCTTGATGCCTTTGCCATCACTATCGGCACGGTCATGGCCGCGGCTGTCGCTGTGTTCGCTGTCAACACCGGGACCAAGATGGTCGAGGCCACCAGCAAGGCCATCACCTCACTCGGCAAGCTGACTGGCATCTTCAGTTCGTCGGCTGGTGCCAGTGACGAACTCACGGCCACCATGACCGAACAGAACGCCACCTTGTCCGAATCAAGCACCTACTTCGATGAGGTGAGCGCCTCGGCCAAGCTGGCTGCCGAAAGCCAGGCCACACTCGACGAGTCGCTTACCTCGTCTGCTGCCACCGCCGACCTACTCGCTGGGAATCTCGACGTACTGGCGGCCAGTGAGGATGCGCTCGGCACTGCTGGTGAACTGGCTGGGGACGAAATCGCCGCTGGGGTGGAGGTCGCCGACGGGGCACTTGACGCGACTGGTATCGGTGAGATTCTCACCATCATCGGCTTGGCCCTGTTGGCCTTGATCACCATCGGAGAGGAGGTGAAGGACCACTGGCGCGGTATCGCCACCGGACTCGAGGACGCCTGGCACGGAATCGAGGCGGCTGGTGTCGAGGTGTGGCATCTGCTCGACGACGCATGGCACGCCATCGACTCCGTGGCCCATGAGGTATTTGACCATCTCGGCGAGATATTGAAGGACGCTGGTGAGGCCATGTTGGTGGCCCTGGTCCCCATGGTCGGGATTCCCCTACTGCTGGCCACCCACTGGCATCAGGTCGAGTCCGACGCTAAGGCCATCTGGGGCGATGTCGTTTCGTTCATCGAGTCCATCCCGCAGAAGATTCTCAGCGTGTTTGTCGGAGCCGCCACGTTGCTGGACAAGGTCGGCAGCGACATAATCCACGGGCTGTGGAACGGACTCATCGAAGAGGGCGCCATCATCCTCACCGTCGGAACCACCGTCGAGCACTGGTTCCTCAGCGCCATGGCCGACGCGCCCACCTGGCTCATCCACATCGGCTCGGACATCCTGCACGGGCTGTGGAACGGACTACTTGCCGAAGCCTCGCTAATCATCTCGATCGGCTCCACCGTCGAGCACTGGGTTCTCGGTGCCATGACAGCAGCCGGTACCTGGCTACTCGACATCGGCAAGGACGTGGTCGAGGGACTGGTCAAGGGAATCGAGGATGGGGCCAAGGACGCTGAGGACGCCATCAAGAGCGTCGGTCACGATGTAGTCAGCGCGGCCAAGGACGTTCTCGGAGTGTTCTCCCCGTCGGTCATCTTCCACCAGATGGGTGCCGACACCATGAAGGGGCTGGCCAACGGAATCAAGGAGAATGCAGCGCTGGCCACCGCTGAAGTCAAGGCGCTGAAACTGTCCGACGAGTTGGTCCCCGAGCTCGACAAAATCGACGCCGCCGGGGCCAAGATGGGCACCGACCTGGCCAAGGCCGGACAGGGGATGGTGGAACTGGCCGAGGCTGGCAAGGTTGCCGCCACCGGGGTCGCTCCCGTGGTCGATGTCATCCAGAAAATCGCGCAGGCACTCAAGTCGGCTGGTGACATTCGGCTCCCAGCCGGTCTGTCCAGCGACCTCAAGTCCCTCGCCACCTTGGCGACCTCGCTCAATCCCGGACCCATTACCGCGGCGATTGCCGCCATCAAGGCTGGGTTCGCCTCCCTATCGGATAGCGGAGGGCTCAAGGCTGGGGTCAACGCTGACGATGCTGCCATCAAATCACTGACATCGGAATTGAAGGATGCCGAGCCAGTGCTGCGGGCATTCGGCACCACAGTCTCTGGTGCCACCAAGGCATTCGGTACCGGGGCCAGCGATGTCGAGAAGCTGGCCAGCTCGCTGGGCAAGGCCGACTCGGACTCGAAGACCCTGTCGTCAGAACTGGACAAGATCGGAGCCTCGCTGAAATCCATGACTGCTTCGGTTACCTCCGCGGCCAAGGCAGTCGGAACCGATCTGGTCAACGCGCTCAAGTTGGACGAGACCGCGGCCAAAGCGGTCGCGCCGGCCTTCGCTGCTGTGTCCACTCAGGTCGAGGCTGGGTCGGCCAAGGTCAAGGCCACGGTCACCGATTGGAAGGACTTCGGCAAGACCATCGACACCGTGCTCACTTCCATCCACACCTTGACCACCGATGTCGCCAGAATCGCCACCTCGCTGACTACGGCAGGCAACGGAGCCAAAGTTCTGGACACCGATCTCTCCCATCTCGCCACCAGCGCCAAGACGGTGGCGACCGCCCTGTTGTCACTGACGACTGGAGTCACCGCTGCTGAGAAGCCGCTCCAGACCATGGGGACCGTCCTGCGGTCCGAGGAGACATCGCTGTCGGCCTTCTCGTCCTCCCTGAAGGAGACCCGCACAGCGGTGACTGGGCTGTCATCGGTACTCACCACCGTCGACAGCGGATTCGCCAAGTGGGACACGGCGATGAAGCAGACCGTGACCGACGCCCACTCCATCGTGAACCAGGCCAACGCCATGGAGACTGGGCTGGCCAATCTCACAATGGTGTTGCAGTCGACCGGTACGGCGGCCCAGTCCACGTTCACGTCCATCAAGTCCAAGGGGCTCGACGTGTTGCAGGCGGGCCTCGCCGCCTTCAGTAGTTACTGGCAGGTCTCGTGGGTCAACAACCAGACGCTGTTCGCCAACTTCTGGTCGGCGACGCTGCCCATCTTCCAGCAAATCAAGACACAGGGAATCGACTTTCTGCACACCAACCTCGACCAGTTCCGGTCCATCTGGCAGAACGACTGGCAGGCGATACAAACCCAACTCCAGACCAGTTGGTCCCAGATGCAAGGTGACTTCAACAACATCAAGACTCAGGGCCTCGACGTGGTGAAGACCGACATGGATTCGTTCAAGTCGACCTGGTCCACCGACTGGCAGGACGTGTCCTCGGCCGTGAGCGGGGTATGGGGGTCGCTCAGCCCGACCTTCTCAAGCATCAATACCGCAGTGTTGGGACTCGATGGTGCCATCGGCCAGCTCAAGGGGGACTGGTCGTCGGCGTGGAGTTCCATGGCTGGCGATGTCACGGCCGCCTTCGGCTCCAACCCGTCGAACACCCTGTACGGGACGGGTCAGGACCTGATGCAGGGACTCATCAACGGGGTCAACTCCAAGAGCGGGTCGCTGAGCGGTGCGGTGACGACAGCGGTGAGCGGAGCGGTATCCGCGGCGAAGACCGCCGCCGGGACACATAGCCCGAGCACCATCACCCACGGCATCGGTCAGAACCTGATGGAAGGGCTGGCCAACGGCATCCTCGACAACGCCGACCTGGCCACCGTGGCCATGACCAAGGTGGCAACGGCTGTTGCTGGCGTTCCCATCCACGCCCCGGTCGTCACCGGTCCCTCGCCAGCCATCGCCGCCCTGTCCGCTCTCGGGGCACAAGCGACTTCCCCGGCCGTCGCCGCAAGTGCTTCCGGCGGCGACACGGTCATCACGGTGGCCGAGGGAGCGGTCCAGATCAACCTCCACGGTGCCGTCAGCCCCGCTGTGGCCAGCGCTGCGCAGGCTGGGGCCGTACAGGGCATCGCACAGCTCACAGCGGCTCTCAGGGCCGGTACGAACCCGTCTAGGAGGGTCCCTGCCTCATGACCGTCTCCGTCAGCGCCACCGCCCAGTTCCAATCGCCTGTCGGCACGGCCCCGTTCAGCGCGGCCAGTGTGACCCCGAGTGGAGTGGCTGTCGGCGACACCATCGTTGTCTCGTTCAAGTTCACCACCATCGCCGCGACCGTGTCCCCGGCCAACGTGGTCAGCCAGACCTATGCCTCCAGCGGTCAGCCGGCCGGGTTCGCCTTCACCCAGCTCGGCCCCGACACCGGGGCCTTCGGGTCCGGCTTCTACCCCTACCTGCTGGCCACCAAGCAGGCGACGGCGGCCGACATCGGCCAGACGTTCGACTTCCAGTTCAACGGGGGCGGGAGCCTCGGCATCCTCGGCATCACCGCCGTGGCCGTGTGCTTGCGGAGCTCCATCGGCGGGTACTACTGCAATCCGGTCGCCGCGCTCTACGACCAGAACTGGTTCGGGTCCACGCCGTATTCGGGGACGACCAACTGCGGTCTGGCTTTCGTGGGGGGTGGGCCGTACTACGGCGCATGGACCGGTGCCCCGGTCGACAGCCACTACACATGGACGAGCGAAATTGTCCAGACCCCGATCGCCGGGACCGACAACATCGTCCAGTCGGCGGCGTTCCTCTCGCAGACTCAGACGTTCAACGATTACCCCGACTGGCCGGGCACCACGTCGAGCGGGAATGTGCCCACCGGATTCAACGTCCCGTTCGGCTACTCGTGGACGGCGGGCTGGTACGCGGAGACGCCGGGCAACCCCGCGGTGGCCACGCTGGTGTCGCCCGCGGCGGGCGGCTACGTCGACGCCACGCAGAGCTTCCCCTACGAGGCCACGTACAACTCGGTCAACGGGCAGGCGGCCAATGCCTATCTGCTCCGGATGAAGGCCAGCGGCGGCGGGTACTTCTACTGGACCGGCACTGCATGGTCGAGTTCGATCCCGGGCACTTGGCCGACCTGCTCGGTGGCACCGGGTGGTCTGCTCACCGTCGCCCCGACACACGGACTCACCAACGGCCCGGTCAACTCCGGGGCCTACCAGTTCTCCATCGCCTTCCAAGAGGCCGGCGGCAACCTGCAGGGCACGTTCGCCACCGACCAGGTGTTCAACACCAACCCGGCCCCGGTGGTGACCGGCGTGAGCGCTCCGACTGGGACGCAGAACATCCCCAACCCGACGGTGACCTGGACGGTGACGTTCACCGGGGCGACGCAGGCCGGCTACGAGATCTTCATCTACACCGCCGCCCAATGGGGTGCCGGCGGGTTCGTCCCCGGCGTCGGCCCGAACGCATGGTCCTCGGGGTTCGTGCCGTCGACGTCGGATTCGATCGCCACGACGGCCATGCTCACCACCGGCAACAATTACCGGGCTTACGTGCAGGTGACCGACAGCCGCGGCGAGATGTCGGCGATGGGTGCCTCGACTACCTACACCACGTTCAACGTGCTCATCGAGAACCCGGCCGCGCCGACCCTCAACGTGGTCGCCAACAATGACCCCTCCACCGGGTGCCCCCAGGTCCTCATCGCAGTGACGGGCAACGACAACCTGCTCGGCAACAACACCGCCGGGTTCAATACGACGATCGGTACCTGGACGGCGACCAACGCCACACTCACCCTGGACGGCACGCACACGCTGGAGGGGTCCTACGCCCTGGCCATCCAGCCGGTGGCCACTGGGGCGGTGACGCTCACCACCGGGCTTTACGAGTTCACCGGACCGGCTGTTGCCACGATGCTGTCGATGTTCCGCAACTCATTGGTCGGCACCATTCCCGTGACCATGAGCGTCCTTTGGTACAACTCCGTGGGCTCGCCCGTGGGGGTCCCGCAATCACTCTCCCCGCTCTCGGTCTCGGATACCGCGTTCACCCCGTTCGCATTGGTGGCCACGCCCGTGCCTGTAGGAGCGACCCAGTTCGCCATTCAACTGACGTTCACCGCCTCTTCCCTTGCCGTCAACTTTTGGGTCGATGAGGCCGGCGCCTACGAGTCCTCCACCGTCCCGGCGTGGAGCGCGGGCGGTTTCGTCGGGCACTCGGCACTCCTGCTCCAGTCCTCGCCCGACGGCGTCAACTGGAACGGCGTCAACGGGCTGACCGACGCCGCCCTGCCGTCGCCGAGTCAGTACCTCACGGCGATTGACCGGACGGCATCGCCAAACCTTCCGACGTACTACCGGGCCGCGGTCATCGGGACTCCGACCGCGGGGGGAACGTTCCAGTCGGCATGGACAAACGGCGGTCCGGTCACGCCCAACCCGAATGCCCAGTGGTGGTTGCAGATCCCGGGTCAGCCGGCGGGCGCGGTCGGGTTCAACCTGTCGACCGACGCGCAGCCC